TACATTAAGAGCCGGTGGTGGTGGCGGTGGTGGACAAAGTTCCGCATCAAGTGGAGGCCCTGGTGGAGGAGCTGCTGGAACCACTGGTGGAACTGGTGCAGGTGCTGGAATTGATAATACAGGTGGTGGCGGTGGTGGATCAGGAGATAGCACTGCTGGAGCTGGTGGGCCGGGAGTTGTTGTTGTATTAGAACCTGAAATTAGAAATGCTCCTGGTATTTGGAGTATGGAAGAAGTTCTTGACAATGTTTCAGCAGGAACTTGGACTAATTAATAAAGTATATGGACATTATAAAAATTATAATTTATAAATATGATATCTAAGGAGTAAAAAATGGCACATTTTGCAGAATTAAAAGTAATGACAGACCCAACAGGATTTACGTCAGATTCACATCAAGTAGTACAAAGAGTTGTGGTTGTTGCAAACGATGAAGTACCATCTGACATGCATGTTGATGGAGAGACATGGTGTATTAATTTTTTCAAAGGTGGAATTTGGAAACAGACTTCTTACAATCATAATTTTAGAAAAAAATATGCAGGTAAAGGAGATGTTTACGATCCTGTAAAAGATAAATTTTTAACACCACAACCTTTTGCTTCATGGTCATTAGATGATAACGATGATTGGCAAGCACCAATCGCTTATCCATCTATTACAGATGATGGTCAGGCAGAACCTGAATGGCGTTACATGATTTCATGGAATGAAAGTAAATATGACGCTGACAACACAAAAGGTTGGGAAGCAATTAAATCAGACGACACAGCGGAAACTCCAACAGTTTACAATTGGAACGGCACAGCTTGGGTGTCCGCATAGGAGGACACTTAAATGCCAAGAAATAAATCTGGCTCAACAAACGGTGGAATAATTGGAAAAACGAATAAAGCTTCGTTTGGAAAATGTGCTGTTACAGTAGTAACAGGATCAGGCACTTCACCCGTTTCACCCGCAACTACACTTGTAAATGTTTTAGCAGTTGGTGGCGGTGGAGGTGGTGGTCAAGGTTCACCTGCAGGTGGTGGTGGTGGAGCAGGAGGTGTTGTTCAACAAGATATTATAGTATGTGGTTCTGCAGCAGTTGTAATTGGTAGTGGTGCTACTGGGGGTAATCCAGCTTTTCCATCAGGACCTTTAACATATAACACAGGATGTAATACAACAGTAACAGGAATTAATTCAGCAAACGTAGTCACTGCATGTGGCGGTGGAGGTGGTGGAGCTAGAGGACCAGGTGGTCCGTTAGGACCAGGTAAAGGTGGTCCAGGTGGATCAGGTGGTGGCGGTGGTAATCCAGGTTTTGCACAAGCAATCCCAGGAGCTTATCCGGCAACAAAAGGCTGTGCAGTATCAGGTCAAGGAAACCCAGGTGGTGCAGGATTTCACGGTAGTGGTCCTCCAGGAAGAGAAGGTGGTGGAGGTGGTGGCGGTCACGGTGCCGTTGGTGGTGATGGTGGTCAAACTTCAACTTCTGCTCCTTTTTCAGATTCTGGTGATGGAGGTGCAGGTACAGATTTTAGTCCATCTTATCCAGGTTTGCCAAATTCAGGAGTTTTAGCTGCAGGTGGAGGTGGAGCAAATGCTTCACCAGGAACTTGCTCAGCATGTGGAGGAAGTAGTAATACAGGTGGGAGAGGTTCATCATCTAATCCAAGTTCACCAAGGGCGGCAGGTAATGGAGTTGTCAACACAGGTAGTGGTGGTGGAGGTGGTGCGTCAACTGGAGTTGCTAGTGGTAGTGGTGGATCAGGTGTTGTAGCAATTAAAGAATTAAATAAAGCAAGTGGTGTGTGGTCAATGCAAAGTCAATTTCAAGCCAGGTCTCAAGGAAGATGGCCAGAATTTTTAGTGACACTTAATTATCTAGTAGTTGCTGGTGGAGGTGGCTCAGGTCATTCAGAAAACCCTGCGGGAGCTGGTGGAGCTGGTGGTTATAGAGCCTCTGGTTTTGGACCTTCACCTTTACAAGGTTCTGCCTTAAACGTGGCTAAAGGAAGTTACACAATTACTGTTGGAGGTGGGGGTGTAGCAGGTGCTCCTTCTGGACCAAGAGATGGTGGCAGTGGAAATGATTCAATTTTTGGAGTAGGTGGAACAGAGGGTGTAAATATGATCACATCAGCTGGTGGTGGTGGAGGTGGTGGAGCACCTCCTGGAGGTGGTAGTAGAAATGGAGTCGCTGGAGGATCTGGTGGTGGAGGAGCCTTTAAAGCAGAACCAAACGGAGGGGGAGCAGGTAATACACCTCCTACAGATCCACCTCAAGGTAATACTGGTGGTAATGGATTCCCTAGTCCTAACGCTGCAAACAATGCGGCAGGTGGAGGTGGTGGAGCAACAGCCTGTGGATCTAATGCTAGCTCAGGAGCTGGTGGAAATGGAGGTGCAGGAGCACCAAATACAATTTTAGGACCTGATACAACGTACGCTGGTGGTGGAGGTGGTGGTAAAAGATGTGCTGGATCTGGTTCTGCTGGATCTGGTGGAGCTGGCGGTGGTGGTGCTGGATCAAAAGCCAATTGTACTGCTGGAGCAACAGGAACTGCGAATACAGGTGGAGGAGCTGGTAGTGGTGGTATATTTTCACCAGGATCAGCAGGAGGTTCGGGTATCGTGGTTATTAGAGGACCAAGTGCAGTAACTTTTGCAGGTAGTCCTTGTGCGGCGTTTACAGGATCAACTCATCCAGGTGGTGATAAGATAGCTAAGTTTACAGACTCAGGAACGTTGACAATTTCTTAACAGTTGATATAAGAAAGATATAGAAAGATGAACTTAACAAATTATTATTGGTATTTTCAATCAGTAATTCCAGAAAGAATTTGTGATGAGATAGTTAAATATGGAAAATCTATTTCTGATCAGATGGCTGTTACTGGTGGTTATAATGATAAAAAATTAAATCAAAAACAAATAAAAAATCTAAAAACAAAAAGAGATTCTAATATTGTTTGGATGAATGATAGGTGGATCTATAAAGAGATACAACCTTACGTTAATCAGGCAAACGCTAATGCGGGTTGGAATTTTCAATGGGATTGGTCAGAGTCTTGCCAGTTTACAAAATATGAAAAAGGGCAGTTCTATGATTGGCATTGTGATGGTTGGGATAGACCATATATGAGAGAGGGCAATGATCCTTCAAATGGTAAGATAAGAAAATTATCTGTAACAGTCAGTTTGTCAGATCCAAAAGACTACAAGGGTGGTGAGTTAGAGTTTGATTTTAGAAATCAAGATCCAGATAAAAAACCTAACATTAGAAAATGTACAGAGATATTACCAAAGGGATCTTTAGTTGTGTTTCCTGGTTTTGTTTGGCATAGGGTATGTCCTGTCAAAAAAGGATCAAGATATAGTCTGGTTATATGGAATTTAGGATGGCCATTCAAATGAGTTTTCCAAAACAATTAAATCTAGAACAATATTTTTCTTGTCCCATATGGTGGGCAGACGAGCCTAAGTTTGTAAAAAAACTAAACAAGGCGTCTGATAAATACATAAAAATATCACAGAAGAATCTAAAAAAACAAATAGATAATAGAAATAAAAAATTTGGCGACAAGGGAGACATGGGATACGTATTTCATTCAACAAGTTTAATAGGTGATACTAAATTTAAAGAGTTACAGAATTATATCGGTGCGACCGCACATAATCTATTAGAGGAGATGGGTTTTGATTTAACAAACCATCAAGTTTTTACAACAGAGATGTGGGTTCAGGAGTTTGCTAAAAAAGGTGGAGGACACCATACTTTACATACACATTGGAACGGTCACATATCTGGTTTTTATTTTTTAAAAGCTAGTGATAGAACATCCATGCCTTTATTTGAAGATCCAAGACCAGGTAATGTTATGAATCTTTTACCAGAAAAAGATAAATCAAAAGTTACATATGCAAGTTCACAAATTCATTATCAAGTTAAACCAGGTAGATTAATATTTTTTCCATCGTATATGCCACATCAATACATTGTTGACATGGGTTATGAACCATTTAGGTTTATACATTGGAACTGCCAAGCGATACCGAAAGGAGTATTAGATGTCGTTCAAAAAAAATAAATATACAGTTTTAAAAAATGCTATTAGTAGGGAAATGGCTGACTTTTGTTATGCTTATTTTATAAATAAAAGAAATGTAGCGAAAGTTTTATTTGACTCCAAATATATATCACCTTTTACAGAATACTGGGGTATATGGACCGACGAACAGGTGCCAAATACATATTCACACTATGGCGATCTTGTTATGGAAACATTGTTACAAAAAGTAAAACCGGTGATGGAGAAACATACAAAATTAAAATTATCTGAGACATATTCATACGCAAGGATCTACAAAAAAGGTGATGTCTTAGCCAGACACAAAGATAGATATTCATGTGAAATATCTACCACATTAAATCTTGGTGGTGACGATTGGCCAATATATCTAGATCCAACGGGTAAAGAAGGACAGGCCGGTATTAAAGTAAAATTAAATCCAGGTGATATGTTGATATATTCTGGATGTGATTTAGAACACTGGCGAGAAGAATTTACAGGTAAGGATTGTGGTCAAGTATTTTTACACTACAACAAAGCAGGGTCTAAAACGGCTAAAGAAAATGCATTAGATAAGAGATCTTTGATAGGTCTTCCTGCATGGTTTAAAGGTGTGAAGTTGACTAATACTACAAAATAGTCTATACAATAGACTGGCGGGGAAAGACACCACCACACCCTTTCCCTGCTTTTAATCTGTTAATTAACTGCAAAATAGGTATAATGGATTATTATGCTACAAAAGATAGGTTTTCAGCCAGGTATAAATAAACAAATCACTGACAC